GGCGGCGGGGGCGATGGGAATTGGGATGTTAAAACCCAAACCTAAGATGCCTTCATACGACTTCCCGAATTTATCTTCCGTCGGGCAATCACCTTCAATTCCTCCATACACTCCTCCTCCCGGCGCGAATTGGAGTCCGTTACTCCGCAATCAGCCAAAGGTGAAGAATAGCTCAGGACTACGCATCGGAGTCTAATTCGTGAAGATGACGGAGAAGTTGTCTCTTTCGCATTTGCTTGGAAAGAGTTATAATAAGTTACAAGCTGATATTGTATTGGCTGGCGAATATGAAGTTGCGGCGGTTACGGGGATGGGCGCGGGCAAAACTTACGCACTGTGCGTAGCTGCTCTTCGTCATGCCGCTAAATGGCCAGGCGCAAACATCCTCATTTCGCGACTTACGTATCGTGAATTAATTGACTCGACTAAGCGCCAATTCTACGAAATGTGCGAGAATAAGGGCTTACGTGACTTATTCGTCAAGCCCGCCAGATGGGATTTCAAGGAAGGTACGAACTTTGCAAGATTGGTCAATGGTAGTGAAATCACCTTTGCAAATCTTGAGCCCGGTAAGCTTGATAAGATTAAGAATCTGGAGTATTCATTTATTGGAATCGATCAAGCAGAAGAAATTGAATACGCCACATACCAGATTCTCCTATTAAGATGTCGGTTATCGTCAGTACCCCCGGAAGAACGACATGTTATTTTGATTGCTAACGACGAAGGAGATAATTGGTTACGTAGACGATTTCTCACATTTGAACCTCCCCATGGCCGTCCAACGGCCCATGCAACCCGAAAGTTAATTCGAGGGTCGTCCCTCGATAATCCTCATTTAGACGTTGGTGCAAGGGCACAATTACTCTCGCTTCCTCCCGAAGTTCAAGCGCGTTACGTATTTGCCACAATGTCGGCGGGATCGACACGACTAATTCCCGACTTTAGAGTAATTGATCCGTTCGAGCCTCCTGGACATTGGCCGAGATTCTTTGGAGTTGATCCCGCACGATCAACCGGCGTAACATGCGGAGTTTGGATAGCTGTTAATCCCGATAAAGAGGCATATAAAGGTGTCTTACCAAATGCGCCATTCGTGTATCGGGAATATTGGGCCGAAGGAAGAGAAGCTGAAGTCCACTCAGATGCCATCCTCGAACTTACTGGACCTTACATTCCTCGTGCCAGGGTTATGGATAGATCGGCATGGTCTACAGGTATTGCCAGTAAGAAGCTGGGTAACATTAGCGTTGCACAGTTGTACATAGCAGCGGGATTGCCGGTAGCGCCATCGGATGGAGATGAATGGGCGCGAGTTATGTTATTCCTTGAAGCCCACAAAAGAGGATTAGTGATCGCAAGAGATTGTTTAAATCTCTTACGCCAAGGTCCGGAGTATCGAATTCGTGGGCAGTCCGTAATTGACTATACCGGATCAACGAAGAGCCTTAAGATTGTAGGTAAGCAGAAGTATCATTCGGTTGACGCAGCGGGATATGCGTTATCACATATTCCTACGAATGTGGTGGCGGTAGATATAAGGGAATTAAGAGAGGCATATGAAATTGGCGCAGATATTGACGAACATTCGCGCCGGCATTGGTTAAGCGAACGGTCCAAGTTATTGAAGCGAAAAGGTGATGAGTCTGTCGTTACATTAGGTCTTGATGATGAGGAGTGGATTGATATCATCCCCACCTCGTGGAATACAGGCTATGATGACGCCGAGAATTACTAATGTGGATAACTAAGTCATCTTTACGCGAGGAAATTGGTAGACTTAAAGAAGAGTTAAGTTTCATTAAAGATGAACGTAATAAGTTTATTGCTACGTCCAGATTGCGTAGAACTGAGTTAGAAAAGTCACGTATTGAAATTGCGGGATTACAAGCCCAATTATCGTCTATACAAGGTAGGTGTGATCGAGCCGAGTTAGAATTAGATCGGACGAAGGCGGACTTTCACGAATTAGTTCAGATTACCGCCGGACGAGTACCTCCACGAATGGGATCTCCCTTAATGGACGATGATCCATTCAAAGAAGATATTCGCCAAGTTGAAGTATTTCTAACACCGTCCCCCGATGAGGTCGGTGATGTGATTGAGGATGCGCTCGAAAAGATGAGTAATATCGGTGAGTGAGCCTAAAGATGCCAATAACAATGATATGGCGCTCCTTCAGTCTCTTAAGGGAAGACTATCTGCGCGTAGGTGGCTAATCGAACGAAACTGGTATGGAGCAATCCTCTTCCATTTGGGTCAACAGTGGGTATTATATGACACCGACACGCGAAGATGGAAACAGCGCAGATTATCTCCATCGACTCCAACACCAATTACGAATCTTTTTCGGTCAACTATTGACACCGTCAAATCCGCCATCGCGCAGCATACACCCCGATATCTTGGCATTCCTTCTAGAGATGATGCAAAGGCCGTGGCCGCAGCAGCCGCCACCGACATGCAACTCCAAGTCATCCTCAAAGAGGGCAAATTCGAGTCTTCCCGCAGACGGATGTTAGATTGGTTGTTACTTACCGGGAATGCCTTCATTGAATGCACGTGGGACGATTCCGACGAAACGGGATTAGATGCCGTTCCTAAAGAAGTATGTGAAGCAGGCCATGTATGGTCGGCAACAGAGTTAGATCCCAATAGTCCATTATGTCCCAAAGATGGGATGCAGTTAGTTGAGTCATATACGGATTTTGAGTGGGTGCCAAAGGGCGAGATAAGATTTGATGTATTATCGCCATTTGAGGTATTCTTAGATCCGGCCATTGACGAATTAGAATCGCAACCTTTTATAATGACCGTCCAGTCGTATACTGAGGAGCAAGTTAAGACTGTATGGGGAGTGGATGTAGAAGGCGGACAGACGGCGGGATTCGAGGGAATTAGCGTCCAGAATAAAGAGTCAATTGCATCGATTTCGCCGGGCGTGGGCGCGTCAGCATATGGCCATTCTGTAGGTGGGGATTTCGTTACCCGAAGAGTAATCGTATATCGCGTCTACATCAAAGTCCATAAGGATTATCCCGAAGGCGCATATTTCGCCATTACATCGAGAGGGAAGGTATTAGACCGTAAGGTTCCATATCCGTGGAAGACAAAGGCTGGGAACGGACGTAAGTTTTATCCCATCGTCCATTACCGATTTGGGACCGTTGGAGGAAGGGCGTGGGGATATTCGCCCGCAGATGACCTTCTTCCTAAGCAATATCAGTTGAATAAAGCCGAATCCATGATGACGATGATTATGTCACGGATGGCTAATCCCGTATGGCTAATTCCGGCCAATACCAATCCGTCACGCATTACGGGCGAGATTGGCGTCCAAATTGAATATACTCCAGTGGGGGGGAATGCGCCTTCACGAGTTGGTGGCGCGGAAGCCCCCCAATCACTCGTCAAATATATCTCCGATATTCGACAGTCATTCGATGAGTTGTCGGGAGCATTTGCGGCTGTTAGAGGGCGGAGTATGGGTTCACGAACCCCGGTTGGCACGGTTCAATCCCTCCAAGAGAGGGGATTTGGACGATGGGCCACCGTGTTCCAGATGCTTGAAGAGGGCTATAAAGACCTGGCGAAGAAGTCATTGGAGATTTGGCGGCAGAACGCAAAATCCCCTAGAGTCATGGCAATACGCGATGCGGTGGGAGGATTCACATTCCGCGAGTTCTTAGGTGCGGATTGGGATGATGGCGTGGAGGTGGAAGTAGAGGCGGGAAGTACACGTCCCCATACCCAAAGTGAAAAGATGCAGACGTATATGGAATTAGCTCAGGTGGGTGCGTTGGATTTCATGGATGAGGCCCAAAAGATTAAGATGCTGGAAGATTTGGGAATGCTCAATATGCGCCCTGGCGTAGAGGAAGATACGAAGCACGCTTATAAAGAGAATGCCACCTTCATGGAATGGGGTAGGGGAATTAAGGAACAATTAAGCAATGTTCCTGACCCACAAATGCAGATTCAAATGGCCATGCAATTTGCGCTACAATCTCCAGTAAATGTGACGCCGATTGTAGATGACCATGCGGTACACTTTCTTACACATAGACGATTGGCTATGACGGAGGATTTCAAGACCTTACCGCCTCCGTTACAACAATTGTGGTACGCCCATATGGTCCAGCACGCGGCAGATGTACAGATGTCTAAGATTATCAAGGGTATGCCGCCACAGATGGGCAATGAAAGGCCATTAGGTAGTGGCGCGCCAGGTGCGCCTCCAGGCGGTGGGTCAGCAAACAGTGCGCCTACTCGTCAAATGCAAGGCGGCGATAGTAATCCGTCGGGGAATAAGTGATGCCCGTTATTCCATTCTCGCAAGATGAATTAGTACAGGCACTCCAGAAAATTGGGGTATCGGATTCGATGGGTGGGTTGGGTCCACAAGGAATGGCCATAAAGGGACCTAGAGCGGCGGCGGATTTTTCCAAATTGCCCATTAATGCGTGGTTAAATGATTATTTAAGACGCGTAAGGACGGGTGGATTTAAGATTAAGGAACCTAGTAAGAGTATTGTGAGGCAGTTGGGGGCGAAGCAGAATTTGGGTGAACATGTGCGTACTACTGGCGATCCGTATTCGATAGTTGGCACGACTCCCGAAATTTATGGCGAGTCGTCCGAGGCTAGAAGATTGCTCGGAAGAGACCAAGACGCAGCCAATAAAGTTGAAAGGGCCCTTAACGCCGCCGGATATTTTCCCCGCGATAACCCCGGTGGTATCCCCGGAATGATTATGCATCAATCCGCGCCAACTTCTAATCCGCGCCCAATTATGAGTCTTAAAACACAGCATTGGACTGGAAATCCCCACACACGTCCGGGATCTAATTAAGGTGATCTCAACATGGCTCCTCCTAATCGCCCTCACAATCCCATCATTTGGCGGGCCCGTAACCATTATGGTCCGTACCCATACTAAGGAAGGCTGTGAGAAGTTCCGTTCTATGACCAAGAAGCAATTTAGCGAATTATTAATTCCCGACACAGGATTGGGAAAATGTGTGGAGGTGAAAGGTAATGAGTAAGGGAATTAAGGGAATGATTAGGGCCAAGAGTTCGCCATCTCCCGATAAGAAGATTGACAGTAAGGGCAATCCTTCTATTGGGAAGCCAGATATCGTAGGTGGATTACCCGCGGGCGGTGGGACGCCTAAGTGGGCAAAGTCGGCCATTAGAAGTGCGGAGGGAAAGGCAAAGTAGATACCGTAATGCCATACGATCAGGTAATGTCCAAGTTCAAGGGCGGTAAGTTACATAGTGGCTCAAAGAAGGGACCTAAAGTTAAGTCCAAAGATCAAGCTTTAGCTATTATGTTATCCGAGAAGCGTAAGGCCAAACGCGGGATGAACGATTACTCACCCAAAACTGGTGGCATGAATGTCACCTCGACAGGAGATGTTAAAGATGGCAAGTGGCAAACAAGAGGTAAGTAAGGGTAGTGACCACGGCGGAAAGGCCGCATTTCAGAAGGCGTCTTCGCCCCCAAGTGTAAAGGCGGCTGCTCAAGGTAGCGGCGCTAAAGTTAAGTATCGCTAAAGAGGAGAATGAATAATGCCGGACCCGGTGGTGGTTCCGAATCCTACGTTACAAGAAGCTGCAAAGGCTGGTGCCGGCCCAGCAGCTAATCCGTGGGAGGCTTATGGATTAAATCCTGACGGCACTCCTATTGTAGTGGCGAAAGTTGAAGTATCCGTCGACCCTGAGAAGGCGGCGTTACAGGCGAAATTAGCGACTATCGAGGCTGCGCTTGCCAAGTTACCAGAAGGTTTCGAGGCGTTATCTAAGAAAGTCTCAATGGTCGATAAGTTGGTGGCCGCAATTCGTGGTGACGAGCCCGAAGCGCCCGCTAACTTTAGAGAAGTATGGAGTGACCTTAAGAAGGTAGCAAATACTCAAGCTCCGGGAGTGGCGAAACTTCTTGCGATGCTTGAAGAGGATCCGCAATATCTTGAGCGTCTTGAAGGTGCCAATCAGGCTCTCATGGCCAGTCATGTTATTGGAATCAACCAAAAGGCCCACGAGAGGGTATTGGACCTAGCCAAGAAGGCAGGATTTAAGGCGGGGACGGACGAAGAGTTTAACGAAATGGTATTCCCGTTTGAACAGTCCATGACGATGATGATTAATGCTAACCCGGAAATGAGGAGAGCGTTTCTCAGCGGAAATGTCCAAGTCGTCGATGACGTGTTCAATAGGATGATTAAGCCTCATGTGGCGCAGCGATTACGCGCAAAGCAAGATCGGTTAGCTCCCTTAGCCACGCCAAAGGCTCCTCCTAAAGGTGCGGGCAGTCCCGGTGTAGGGAATGAGGAGACAACCAAGCGTAACTTAGCCACGCCACAGGGACGTGCGAATTTCCACCAACAAGCCGTCGCCCGATGGATTAATAAGGTATCAAGTAAGGGCGACGATACATAGGAGTAAGTTACTGAAATGATGGACTTAAGTTCAATCAACCCTCTCTTAAAGGACGAGTATGAAGATTACATCGTTGAACTCGTCCATACAGAGACAGTGGCGTTAGATTTATTTACGGATGGCGATACGTCCACCGCAGATGGCCGGCGCGTAATCTTACCTGCCCATCTTCGTAGGGACCACGCGGGTATTGGGTTCGTGGGTGAGGGTAGACAGCTTCCTACTCCGGCTGCGGAGCAGAGTGGCTTCTTCACCATTCCCTTCCGTAAGTCGGCTGCCCGCTTCCAGATCACCAAGGAGTCAATTGACCAGGCGCAAACGAATAGGGGGTCGTTCGTAAGGACCCTTTCCTTTATCATGGACCATCTAGTCGAGAATCTGGTCGATATTCGCAATAAGGCGATGTGTCATTACGGTGCGGATATCTTAGGGTATCTCAATGGCAACCCCGACGCCAACGCGACGACCATTACTGTGGATACCCCCGGTGGGGTGGTACTTCCCACAGGCGTGACTAACGGGACACGGTTCTTCCAGGTTGGCCAAATCGTGGCTGGTATTACCAGTGGTGCGTTGGTGACCAACTCGCCCGTTACTATTGCGGCGGTTGCGCCAAGCGGTAATTACGCCAACCTTACATTAGCCGCGAATACGGCGAACTTTGCCGATAACGATATCTTGGTGCGGGCGCACGCGACGGGGATCACCGATCTCGCGGATACCTCTTGGTATCAGGCTCCGATGGGATTGCTGGGGATGGTTGATGACGGGACTTACGTCATGGACTATTTCGGGCTGAACCGTGGGACGTGGGACGCGCTGAAGAGTTACGTGTTTTCTAGTGTAGGGGCGTTAAGTTCGGATATCCTCCAGCAGGGTATTGACGTGGCCTATGCGCGAGGTCGCGGTCAGATCAGTAAGTTCGTGTGCGAGCAGGCGGTTAGGCGGCAGATCATCGCGCTTCGTGAAGGCGATGTAAGATATAATGTCGGCCCGGGCGGTGAGTTAGTGAATCCCGACGGCGCATCGAAGGCATTCCGGCGCGGCCAGACCATCACATGGGGTGAGGTCCCTATCTTAGTGGACTATAACTTCCCTTATGGGATGCTCCTTGGCTTAGACACGAATACTCTCGTAAAGTATAGTGTCGTGCCCGGGAAGTTTGAAGACTGGGGCGGGAGCGTGTTAGTCCCGGCGGCGCAGACACATACAGCTACTGGACTATTTTATATGGTAGACAATTTTTTTCTTGACGCTCCCAACAAATGCGTCCGCTGGGACGGCATCGACGTAACGGTCAACAACGTCCACGTTGAGTAAGTGACTGATAAATAAGGAGTTTTCGTGGGATACTGGAGCCCGGAGAAGCGGAAACAGTATTACGAACGAACCCGTAATCGAGATCGCTCAAAGGCATATCAAAAACGGTATGGAATTACACTAGATGACTATGAGCGACTTTACGAAATCCAACGCGGTCGTTGTATTTTATGCGGCCGGACCTCGGCGCAAGCACTTGATGTGGACCATGACCATCTAACAGGACTTGTCCGAGGCCTACTGTGCCGACAATGTAACGTCGCATTAGGACTATTTCAACATAATCCTGTTACTCTTCAACATGCAGCTTGGTACCTAAAACCAGTATGGGGTGAACCATGAGTTTTGGTTTAGGACGAACGGTAAGAGTCGTAAATCGGGTGGTAGCTGAAGATGGTCAGCGCGTTCCCTACGAAGCAATGGTAGGCGGCGAGGCCTTTTGGATACGAGACTCCATGGATTTGCCGGTAGGAATTGCGCGAGTTGCAATTCACGGTTCAATGTATAAAATCGACCCAATTAACGCCACGCCAAGTTATAAACTTGGATGTCGTGAATTGGAGGTCGAGACATCGGATCTTCCGTTTGCCGACACTCAAAGATTGGAACTCCTGGAGAGAGAGTTACTTCCCGAGAGTGAACGCAAGAAGATGAAGGTGGAGAGGATTCATAACCCCATCAACCCCGGATTGTCTCGGGTCGCCAAAAACATCCGACCGGATGAAGAAGGTGCCCTTCCAGGCGAGTTTGGATTCCGGGACTAGGAGAAGATAAAATGGCTGTTGGAAACTTAGGTACTGTGATGAATATGTTAGAGGGGTTCATTTCACACGAATTCCTCGCACCGTCCAATCAGGGAATTAGCATTCTTCCTGATATGGTCAGACAGATTGCCTCAAGGGCGGATTTATCCGAGACTAACTTACGTGTTACGGCGCCAAAGTTATTCGATGGAACGAACGACGAAACCGTCGAAACGGGGGCTGTTAAAGTGATTGCGGTGGTGGCGCAGTCCTTAGCTGCGCAGGTTGAGGATGCGGCGGTATTACTTTACGAGGCGGCTGTTACGGAAGGTACGACCCGTTACGTTGCCATGGTTAACGTGGATGCGGCCAATACCGCTGCAACAGCCACCTTACGGGTGGCGGTGTTTCCTGAGCCTCTTCCTATGGCGGCGTTATATTGGTCCGTTGTAGATAACGGGGCGGATGGTGATATCGAGGGTACGACTCTTGGAGATGCGAGCGGCGTTAAGGTAATGATCGTATACGCTGAGTAAGTTCGGTAAGGGAGCCGAGTTAGCTTAATGGACGAGCAATGGATTTGTAATCCGTTAGATCCCGGTTCGAGTCCGGGGCTCGGCTCCATCACCTCCAAATAGCCTACAGGTAGTATAGGATAGGCCAAAAGGATAGGGAATGATTAGAGATTATAATATTGAGCATCTGGAAAAGCGCGTATGGATTGGCGCACAGGAATTCCAGACTTGGGCTGGCGCGATTGTTGGTGTTGGAGCCGGTGCGCCCCCGCCGATACCGTTACACACGTTATGATGACTCCTTACGATCTGGATAGGACCAAACAAGTCCGCTTCCGCGTTTGGTGGACGCAAACATCAACTACCGCGACGGATGCTGCGACCTTTATCTTACTCTACACGTCGATTGTAGAATCGGATAACGTAGCCGGGACATTGACCACGGGGACGACTTTAGTTGATCCGGCTACGGCCCTTGATACGGTAATTCCCGCGTTGGACCTTTCCACGGGCGTGGCGTATCAGGCGCAGGCCACGGGGTTTGGAATTATCAATCGAAATACCTTTACCGATACGTCCGCCCTTTTGGCCATCAGCGTTGAATTGGATGCCGTAACAACCTTCACGGACGATGAGCCAGTTTTCTTAGGGCTGGAGATGAGGTATACTCCACGAATTACTGCTGGGCCGCGAAGGAACATTCTTGGCGGTCGAAGGCTAGTAGCGGGATATCCGTTAGGTGTTCGGTTACACGCGACTCAAGAAGGGCTGTAGGTAACTAACTCTCCCTTAGGATAACCCTCAGAGAGTGAACCTCTCTGAGGGAAGGAGATCGAATGTACAAGACTGTAGAAGCTTCGTTAATTGTCAGGTTGCGCGGGACCGACCAGCAAACCGATACGGGATTACTTCATCTTAATGGCGCAATTTCTGGTCGTCCCTCCGATCCGACGCGCCGAATTCAAGGTTATGAGTTAGTTTATTCCAAATTACATAATAGGTCAGGCGCTACTACAGTTATGGGCGTTGGAGTACGAATTCCAAATTGGCTGTGGCAAGCTGGCCAGTATACTACGGGGGATACGACTTACACGGACGATACAACGGATGCCCAAGATGCAGGCGCAAGCGACTTTGCCCTGGAGACTACGACCAACAATGACGGATGTGTTATCATGGCAGATGTACCATTTAACGCCATTTCAATTAATGTAGGAACGGCGTCCGTAGATGCAGTAGCTGTGGCGCGTGAATTAAATTATTCAACCGCAGGGGCATTTACCACTACGAATTTGGCGAATCAATTTATCCAAGATGGGCTGGCAACTAACTATGCAACGGGTGAGAATCTCTTAGTATTCGCGGCACCTCCAGCTTGGCAAAAGACAACAGGTGCCGAAGCTACGGATATTCCCGCCGGTAAATATGCCGTTCGAATACGCGCTACGGATGCGCCTGTAACAACTGCCGGATTGGCCACAGCTATCGAAATCTTCCGCCTTTATGGTGTTCAAGAAGCCATTACCGATAACTCCGTGGTTGAATTCGCTCCCGGATATCCCTTCTCTATGCCGTATGGCGATGCCTTAGTGGCGTTAGTTGGAAGTATTAGCGCAGTTCATTCGACGGTCACGGTATCGTTCCGGCCTGGGGGAGCAATGGCATAATGGACGAAATTAGAGTCGATATCGTTCCGGATGATGATAACAAAGTCACGATTGGACGGACGACGAAGAGGTTTGCCGAGGTTCATTCGACGGCGTTTACTGGTAATCTTACAGGAAATGTGACCGGCGACGTAACAGGAGCGGTAACGGGTGACGTAACAGGTTCAGCCACAAGATTACCGGCCGTTAACTTAGCCGCCGCTACGCAAGCGTTGACGATTGCTCATAGTGGGCAGACATTCGTAGGTGCGGTGGATGCGGTATTTACGCTGCCATTAGCCAGTGTTGGCGCGGGCGTATATTACCATTTCGTTACTGGGGTGGCGTCAGCGGGGACGGGATTGCGAATTACCGCTGTTACGCCAGGTGAAATCTTTGGCGCGGGAGTTGATACGGGCGCAGCCGGATCAATTACTAACTCCGGGGCGACGGATGTAGTTGGAGATTGTATTACCCTTGTATCTGATGGCGTAGATCAGTGGATTGGTATTAACGCCAGAGGAACTTGGGCCTAAGATGATTAGCCATGGCGAATTGGCGCGGGCGGAATATATCTTACGTCAAGATGATAAAGCCCTTAGATTGCGGATGTCCATGGAGAACCCATTCGTCCTTGTCGAGCGTAAGACATTTCGCGGGCGGGTTGGTTGTCACGGACCTAATGGATTGGTATGGTTGCCAGATGCTGGAAGACGACGTGAGGAAGGCCATGTACCCGTGGCAACGATACATAAGGATTGGTTTAGTTTAAACGACCTCCGATACTCGCTCCGCGCAGCGGATTCGTGGAGACGATGGGATAGCGATGCTAAGCCAATGGCGGATTTAGCGAAGGAATTGGACGACAATAAACGCGCAAAGATTAAGTCCGATCGTAGCGATAATTTACGGTATAAAACTAGCGAATTGTATGATAGGTTTGTATGGAAGATGAAGTCCCGAATTGCGGGAGGTATTTAGCTATCAATCTCGTCCAATTGATGCGCCGCGCTCGCCAAGGAGTGGATGCCATCTTACCAGGTGGCTATGCGTCCGCCCAATGGTCGGATGAGGAAGTGGTGGATTTGGCAAATGAGGCATATGAAAATATGCAACGTGACTTTCGCCTCGTCCACCGAAAATGGGGATTGGTCACCCTTAATACATCTTCAGCCGCTTTCACCCGCGAAGGTGAGACATATACTCCATCTACATCGTTAGTGGTGAGTACGTCTGCGGCGAAGGTGACGTTACCTCCCGATTTTGCCGAGATGGTTAGGATTACGTGTACATCCGATAGGACCATTCGATTCTACCCCGCGACCCTAGAAATGGACCATTGGATAGATACTGAACAGTCGGGATATACCGACCAGACGACACCTGCTTCTACACTTCCGACGGGCCTGACATTCTATTACGACATTATCGCATCCCGAACCTTATTCGTAACTCCCCCAACAAGCGGGACGTTCAATTTAGAGATTGATTACATCCCAATGAAACGTCCGTTATATTACACAAAGACCGGGACGGTAGCTCTCACGAATGCCGCGGCCACCATTACAGGTACGGGGACGTTATTTAGTACAGACAATATATTTACAGAAGATACTAACCAAAGTGCTGAAATCATTGTTGGTGTATCTGATCCCCAAGCCAATACCATTCGAGTTGACAAGG